GCGTGATCTCTCCATAGCCGGTTACGGTAATCACAGGTTCCGAGGCCACATTGCCCGGATTCGTGATATATGTCCCGGATGCCGTGAGCGTAATGGGTTCCACATCCGCCTGATACCAGAACGGTTTGCACCGGAAGTTTATGGAAAACGACCGGTGCGGATTGCCGCGCAGGATTTTCTCAAAGCTGATCTGATTGGCAATACGGGCATAATAAAAGCCACCATCACGGGTGGCAAAAGTGACCGTGCCGCTGCCCTTGAGCCAGTTGGCAATTTCGGGGATGCGGGAAGGATCGGAGATGACACAGGTAGCGGTGAGGATCATATCGTCGTATACGTTCTCACCTTCCAGCGTGGTCAGGCTGCCAGACTTGCCGGGTACATTCGTGAACGTCACGCGCTCTGCCGGTATTGTAATCGGAGGCTGCTCCGTCACATGGATACCGTACTCCGTGCAACGGACGCCATTCCAAGAGAACCAGTCGTTCATGCCATTCTCAATCCTTTCCCGCGCTGCTGCCTGCGCGTCAGTGTCGCAATCTCAACGGCGAGGGAACGAATATCCTGCTCGTCGCGGACATACAGCTTGTCCACCTGAATGGTTGAAGTTGTGTTTTGATTATACGTTCTGCGGTTATCATACGACCCGCTGCCTGCGCCATACTGCGCAGCGCTGGTCATATAGCGGGCCGCGTTGGAGATGATCTTGGCCTGCGCCTTCGTTTCCTGCAATACGCCCTCGCCAAAGCCGCGCATGGTCATGACGCCGACTTCATCTCGGAAAACACCAGACGGTGATTTGATCTTGAGCTCAGATTTGGCGGCATTCACGGCAGAACGCGCCGCAGAGCGCATAGCGGAAATGACGCCAGAGCGTCCGGCATTGATACCGGCCTTGAGGCCAGCCATTGCATTCACACCGGCAGATTTCAAAGTGCTGGAGGTCAGATTGGCATTGACCGCGCTTTTGACATCAGAGGCCACAGCCTGTCCGGTCGGAGTCATATTGTAGGAAGAAAGCGCGCTGGCCAGACCTTCGGCGGCAGTGGTGCCAGCGGTTGCAAGCGTAGACGCGGTCAGCGCCGTAGACACAGCCGTTTCAATGGAGGTGGCCATGCTGGAGGCATCCGTGCTGAAATCAAAGCCAGCCATGCCGACGCCAACGCCAGCCGCGACGTTCTCGCCCGAGGGTTTCATGCGTGTGGAAGGCGATTCGATACCAAGCGCCAGATTGATGGCAGCTTCCAGATTGGCTGCAACGGTTTCGGCGTCAGAATCCCAGCCCGCAGAGGTCATGCCTTCCGCAATGCCGAGGATGACATTGTCGCCGACTTCGTTGGTATCCAGTTCCTGAATGAATGTCAGGACTTTCTGGAGGTTATCCAAATCCTCCTGCTTAACGTCTTTGCCCTGCGAAATGGCCGACACGACTTCCGCGACATAGGTAGACAACCCGGCCAGATTTTCGGCATTGAAATCGAGCTGCATACTCTGGTCGAGAACACTTCGAGCGCCATCCTCGCCGCCCTTGAGCCATTGCCAGAACGTACCCTTTTCCTCATTGAAAGTCTTGATACGCTCCAAAGCGGAGTCGATCATATCCAGTGTCGTGGTGGGCATGATGCCCGCGCTCATGCCAAGCGCAGTTACGCCCAGCTGATCCACTTCGGCTACTTCCTGCCGGAGTGTCTCAATGGCTTCTTCCGAGCCAGTGATTTGTGGACTAATCAGGATGTGCATGGTGCCGTCCTCATCGAGCACAGCCACCTTATCCGGGGTCAGCAATTCCTTGGGAACAAGCGTCGCCGGGATTTCCACGCCATTCTGCCAGAAGGTGGCGTTGGCATCGGATAGGGCTTCTTCCGGGCTTCCGTAAGCTTCGCCCAGCGTGAGGATACCTTGCACTTCGACGGGGTTTTCTGCCATGAACTGCCGGTATGCAATCAGATCATAACCAGAGATCGTCACCATGGTTTCCAGCTTGGGCGCTTCCACGCCTTCCTGCTGAGTAAAGCCGGTGACAATGGCCTCGGTCGTGATTGCGCCGGGATTGGCCGCAAATTCTGCCCAGCGAGTCTCCGCACCGGTCATATCAAGGTCAGTGGCAATCTTGAGCACTTCTTCCGGGATGGCATCCGAGAACATGCTGGAGAGGCCGGGAAGAAGGTTTTCACGGTCGGAAAGAAAGCTCTGGATAGAGGCAATCTGATCCATAGCGCCGGAGAAATCCAGTTCCGGGAACAGATTCTGGACTTCCGTTTCGCTCATGCCGCTATCCAAAAGGGACTGCACTTGCATGAGCAGCGCGATATATTCCGTGATAGCGCCCTCGTCCATATTAGCAGAAATCTCGTTGAGATCTTCCAGAAGCTGGGGCTTTTCAGACTCATTGGCCGCGCTGTATTCGCGCAGTTTTTGCGTTAGGGTATCAATATCGGCAGCAGCGTCCTGAATATCGGACTGCTGCCACACGGGCATGATGATCGAGGCCATGGTCTGCGCATATTCCTGCGCGGCAGCCTGTCGGTCAGCATTGTACCGGGCGTTGAGCTGATCAAGCGCAAGCTGGCGCTCCGTTTCATCGGCAATCAGCTGGATAAGCTGGTACTCTTTGTCGTACTGCGCGTCCAGCTGGGCATTGATGGCGGCCATACCTTCAGCGGCAGCAACCAGTGCATCTTCGTAGACAGACACATCCGCGTCGGATTTTCCCTGTGCCTGGGCGCGGGCGATTTCCGCCTGCATCTGCTGCTCAATGGCGGCAAAGCCATCCGTATCCGCAGGCGACAGATTGTACTTGATCTCAATGGCCTCGCGGGTGTCGATCAATTCCTGCAAACGGATTTTGTCCGATTCGGAGAAGTAGCCATTCTGCCGACGCTTGAGCAGGCGCTCAATTTCCTTATCCAGCGAATCAAGCTGTTCGATGTCGGCAGCCAGCTGATCTGCGACGCCGGTATATCCGCCTTCCTGTGCGGTGGCCTGCATTTCCTTGAGCTCATCGCGGGTAGCGGCAGTCAGTTCCTTAAAGGAATTCGTCCACTCATCCACGATTTCGTCAGTTTCCTTCTTGCCGTCCGTCCATACAGTAAGAAGGCCATTGAGCCACTCGCGTGCAGTTTTGGTATTGCGGATAAAGTCTGCTTCGGAGAGGCCAAAGGCTGAAAGACCTTCGGATGATCCATAGAAAGTCTCAGCGGCAGTATCCTTCCATTCATCAGCGGTGTCCTGCATACCCTCAAGGGCTTCGCGGGCCTGCTTTGCACCGGTTACATAGTCAGCCAGCGCAACGGTGGCCGTAATGACAGCGGCGGCGACGGCGAGCCAAGTGGCCGGAGATTTGCCCAGCACAGAGATAAAGCCCTTCCATCCGCCACCTGCCGAACCAACAGCGGTGGCAAACTTGCCAATGCCAGTGGATACGGTGCCGACCACCTTGACGATCTTAGAGAAGGCAAGGATGGCAGGGCCAGCAGCGGCAGCTATGGCAGCAAACTTGATAATCATGAGTCGCTGTTCTTCATCCAGCGCCATGAATTTCTCCAGAAGTTCCTTTGCGCCGTCGATCAGATTGTGAATCGTCGGGTTCAGGTCATCACCAATACGCTGCGCAGCGAGGACGGCGGTGTTCTTGAGGTTTTTGAGCTTGGATTCCGTGGTGGCGTATCGCTTGCTGGCCTCATTGGACAACGCGACGTTTTCCTCCCACGCTTCGTTTGCCGTTTCCTGCGCCTCCGAAAACAGCTCCGTGGCATTGGTGGCGCGAAGCAAGGTGTCGCGCAGGCGGACTTCGGTAAAGCCCATCTCCTGCAAAGTAGCAATGGCGGAGATGCCGGTTTCGTCCATCTTGGAAAGGCCAACAATGAAGGCTTCGATGGCACCTGCCGGGTCAGACTTCCACATGGCCTTGAATTCATCGGTGGTCATACCAGCAACCTTGGCAAAATCCTTGAGCGAGTCGTTGCCAGTTTCCACGGCAACCTGCATCTGGATCATGGCCTTACTGAAAGCAGTGCCGCCAGCTTCGGCCTCCAGACCGACAGAGGAAAGCGCGGTTGCAAAACCGAGGATCTGCGGCTGGGTAAGACCAACCTGAGAACCAGCAGCGGCAAGGCGCGTGGCCATGTTCATGATGGCGCTTTCAGTGGTGGCGAAGTTGTTACCGAGATCGACGAGCGCTGATCCGAAGCGTCCGAAATCCGTCTGCGCCATGCGGGTGACGTTGGCAAACTGCGCAATCGATACAGCCGCTTCATCGGCTGCAATATCGGTGGAATTGCCGAGGTCGATCATCGTCCGCGTGAAGTCCACCAGATAATCCTTTTGGATGCCCAACTGACCGGCATTCGCCATGACCTCCGCAATCGTGCTGGAAGATGTGGCGATTTCGGTACTCATCTGCTTTACGGAGTCCGAAAGATGCTGGTATTCTTCCTCGGTGGCGTCAACGGTTTTCCGGACGCTGGCAAAGGCGGACTCAAACTCCATGGATGCCTTGACGGATGCAGCGCCCAGCGCCAGTACCGGCGTGGTCAGGTATGTGGTCATGCCTCTGCCGACCTTTTCCATGGCGTCGGCAGTTGCAGAACACTTCTTGGCAAACGCTGTCATAGCATCGCCAGTCTGCGTCCATGCAGAGCGCAGCGTGGCAAGGCGCTCGGTGACGTCCTTGATCTCCGCCTCGGTTTCCTTGAGCGCAGCCTCGGCCTGATTGAGGCCGGTGCGGGCCTTGGTCACAGCATCTGCATTATTCTGCAGGCTCTTGGTATTGGCGGTCAGCTGGCCTTGGAGCTTCTTGACCTCATCGGTGGACTGCGCATATTCCTCGGCAAGCGCGTCCATGTTGGCTTTGGCTGCAATGGTCGCGGAGTCGGATTCGCCCAGTTCCTGCGCAAAGCGCTCGTATTGCTTGGTCGCGGCGGTCAGCTGCGTCTTGAGATCCTTATTGCGCTCGGTGGCCGTTTTCAGGGATTCCGAAAGCCTGCCCTGCCGGGTATAGGCATTCTCCAACTTTTTGTTGGCGGATTCCAATGCACGGTTGTATTGGGTAACGGCCTTTTGCTGGAGAGCAAACTTCTGCTGGAGGGATGCAAGCTGTGCCTGTGCGCCAGTGATGGATTTCTCAAACCCATCCACACCAGCGGCAGCGCGCTTGAATTCGCTCTCGGCCTCCTGAATTTGCTTATTGATGGACGTGAGATTTCTACTGAAATTGTCCCCATCCAGTGAAAGCGACACAACAAGGTCGCGCAACACTTCGCTCATTATGCCGCCTCCTTCTATTTCAAATCAGGCCACACCTGATCGATGTAAGCCCGTTTCGGTTCCTTCTTTTTCTGTTCGCGCCGGGCATCCCACGCCCGGATACGCAAAAAGCCGAGCATGTCCATCCGGTCGATGTCATCAAAACGCCAGCCGGATTCCATGAGGGCGGTATATGTAGAGTAGATATAGTCGGGCAGCGTCAGGATTCCGTTGTCTGGTTCTCCGTCGCTGCCTTCGTAGGGAAATCAGAAAGCACATCCGTAGTCTGCGCCTGCACTGCCATGAGCGCCAGCGCAATATCGTGCATGAGTCGGTCAACGGGATAATTGTCCAGAACATCATCCGGAGAAAACTGATTCTGAAACAAAATGCAAAACCATCGGATCATGGTGTCCATGGCTTCCGAAATGGTAAACTTCGCATCCTCGGGAATGGCCTGCCCCTTGACAGCCAGTTCGGAGAGATGTACGACTTTCGCGTACATCTGCGCTGCGGGCTCCAGTTCACGCAGAGCGCGGCCCGATACGAAGTCAATGCTGTATTTCTTATCACGCAAGGTGCAGTTAATCATGAATACATCCTCCTATAAATGGGATGTCCCGCCGCAGACGATCCACGGCGGGACAAGGGAATTAGGCAGCGGTGAAGGCAGGCTCGTAGACAGAGTCCAGGAAGGTCGCAGCCTTTTCGGCAGTGAAACCATTCTGGCCCTCGTCGGCCACAGCCTGATAGCGACCGTCGCTGGTGCGCTTGATGGCCGTCCACTCGACCTCGCCGGTCTGGCGGGTAATCGTGGTGCCTTCCTTCGTGGCGTAGTTCTCCGTGACCGGCTTCGCCCTGACCTTGTACAGCCAGACGTAGCGATAGGTCTTGTCGGACTTTTCGCTCATGAAGCCCACGGCGAAGTAGCCGGGCTTGTCGCCGGACGCACGGATCAGGACGCCGTTGTCATCAATCTTGTTGGAGAAGATCATCTCCTGAATGGTCAGCGGCAGATCAGCGAGCTTGGTCTTGAAGGAAAGCTCGGGATCGGGATAGAGAACGTCGCCCTCGATGTCATCATAGTACTGGACGTCAGGGTCGTTGTTCTCCGGGGTAATGCTGGCCTCAATCGCGCCAGCCACCTTCTGGAGCGTGCCATAGGTGGTCGCGGTTTCGGTATCCTCCGTCACCGGCGCGATGACCATATTTTTCAGACCCACCGTAGAAGCAACGGCGGGAGCAGCAGTAGCAGCCATATTTTCATACCTCCATTACAAAAGTCCTCGGGCATCAAGAGCGTGCCTGAGTTGTTCTTTTACTTTGTCAAACGCTTCGTCCACCTTGGCGTCGAAAGCCGGACGGACGAAGGGATGCGGCGGCGCGGGATGTGGGCCGCCGTGCCCGAATTCCACAGGGTTGGCGTATTCGGCTCCGCCATCCTTACGATGGACGCCGATGGTGACGCGATAGCCACCCTTGCGCTTGCGGATGGCCCTGCCGATCTTGATAGACCGGAGCAGCTTGCCCGTGCGGCGTTTGGGATCAGTGCTGGCATTGTGCAGCATTTGCTCCAAAACCGGCTGGGCCGCATTCTGGAGAATCCAGTTGCAGGCCCGACCGCCATTACCGCCCGAGGTGCGGAGCATATCGGCCATTTGGGTGAGATCATCGCGCAACTCGACGCTGCCCTTCACTTCAAGGCTCATGCTTCCGCCTCCATTCGCAGCACCCACGTCCATGCAATGAGCGTCTGGCGCGTATCGTCGTTATAGGAATCCGCCTCGTCTTCCATGGCAAAGTCAGCGGAGCGCATGGCAGCGCGTACCTGCCGGATAGCCTCGGTCGGGTCGCGCTCAGTCCAGAGATTCAGATACACATACACGCGATACTGGCGGAGAGCATCATCCCAATGCTCGTCCTCATAGGTCTGCGTGGTATAGACCAGATACTGGTCGGGCGGCGTCTGATGCTGGGCCGTTGCCTTCCAAGCACCGGCGTATGCGGGGATACCAGTGGGTCGGAGCGCATCCTGTACCTGTTTCATGGTCAGTTCACTCCCTTCACGGATTCGGTGGACAGCTTCATGTACCGGCGCTTGAAATCAAATTCACCCAGCTTGGTAATGATCTGTCGCTCGCCGTTCCACATGACCCACATGCCGGGTCGGATGTCGCTGCGCCAGCGAATGATGAAGGAAAGTCCGCGCTCTGCGTTTTCGGCGTCAGCAGAAAAGAAGTAACGGGAGGAATCATCCTCTGCAGCAGCCCATACCCGGCAGACCACCTGATCTGCGGCAACGGGATAGCCGTTCTCATTGACCGTATTGACGGTCTGGCCGATTTCGACCATATGGCGAAGCTCGCCGGGATGCGGAATGTGCAAAGGAATCACCTCCAAGTGAGCGCCATCGGCGCGAATAGCGTCCGAGGACAGTGGCAAAGCCACTCCGCAGGCGCGTAGCTGCGACGCGCACTTGGGCGCGGGGCAGCCGTAGCATTAAAACATATCTTCAATGACTCGATAGGGATACAGTAGCGCATGGAAAGCGGTCATCATGGTGGCGTAAGCGTTTTTGTCAGCACTGTCCCGATTCTCATAGAAATGGGACGCCATGAGCATCACAGCCAGCCGCACCGGCTCGGGATTGGTTTCAGAGAAATCATCGCGGCAGAAATCTTCGGCGGCAGCCTGCGCCTGCATGAGCAGGGATTCCAGCAGCGTATCTTCTTCGTCATGCTGGATACGCAGGTGCGCTTTGATTTCAGGAACCGTCACAATCATCCGGCATCACCTCACACATAAGGCCAGCGGAGCGAAGCACTCCGAGCAGAGCATTGAAGTCTGTCCGGAGTGCCGCGACCGTTTTGCCTTCGCTGTCGGGCAGCGCGGAAGCCTTCGGCATCATAAGCGCCTCGGGCAGTCCGACTACCTCTGCGCCGGGAAGGAATGTCAACCTTCCACCGATCACGGTTTCTCTGCCTCCGTGCGCGGTGAAATTGTGTGGTTGATCTTTGTTCATATGGATACCTCCCGAAGCGTGAAAGCAGAGTCATCAGGCGCTCGCCTTCATCTGCATACACTTGACAGCCTCCGGCAGGATCAGCTTGCCATCCACGCGCTCGGAAGCGAGGAAGCCAATCTGACCAGTCGGCGCAAAGAGTTCGTTGAGCTTCTTGAAGGAGCGGCCCTGACGGTCGGCAATCCAGTAGTAACCGAGGTCGCCGAACAGGATGCTCTTGTTGCCGCCCTCAAGAGTGGGCATGAAGGCCGAGGTGTAGACGGGACGGCCAAGCAGCTTATCCGGCTCGCCAACCTGCACGGAGGGCTGCCACAGATAATCACCAGCCAGCGTCTTGAGCTTGCGCAGCGCCTTGACGGTGGAATCGTTCATCATGAACACCGCATTGCGACGGTAAGGCGCACGCAGGGAGTAAAACAGATCCATCACTTCGTCCATGGTGATGGCCGTGGCGCTGGCAGCGGTGACGCCAATCTCCGCGCCATTGGCTGCCAGAATACCGGTGGGCTTACCCTGACCGTCGCCAGTGAAGAAGGCTTCCTCTTCGGCAGCACCGATGCGGCGAGCGAACTCACGGGCGATATACGCAGGGACGTCAAAGGCAGAGTCGTGGAGCAGTTCCTCAGACACCTTAATCATGGTCGCCAGCTTGTAAGAGCCAATGGAGACCATGCCGAAGGAATCATCAGACTCCGGATACTGGCCTTCCTCATCAATCCAAGCGGCAGTACCCTTGGAGGCCACAACCGGGATCTTACGCTCGCCGGAGGTGGTATTGATGACGTGGGCCAGCTGGCGGAAGATGTTCTTTTCCTGCAAGGCTTCGATCAGGGTGCGCTGGTATTCATCCGGCGCAAGATAGCCGCCTTCGGTATCCACGCCCACCTGCAGAGCATTGAAAACCTCGTGCGGAATGGACTTGCTGCGGATGTTGCGCCAGAAGGCAGTCTTGTACTCGTCGGTGGCGCGACCGGTCTTGACCTGATCGGTGCCAGTACCGGGCTTTTCGGTCACGGGCTTGGTAGTCGCCTTACCCAGTTCCACATCGATGACGGCCTGTCGCTCGAGGCGTTCGACCTCCTTGCCCAATGCAATGACATCCGCCTCCATGCGGTCATAGGTGGCGGAATCCTCGGCAGACATCAGGCCATCATTGCCACGATGGGAGTCGAGGAAATTCTTGGCGGCGTCCCACGCCTTGGCGCGCTTTTCGCGCAGAGCGAGAATCTGGTTCATAAATCGTTCCTCCTTAATACTTCAAAAGTGCCAGCCTCTTTTCGAGATCTGACACTTTCACTTTGGGTTGTTCGGGTTCTTTGGGTTCCGGGATTTTTGCCTTGAGCTTATCCAGCAGGCAGTTGGTAACCGCCCTGCGGGAGAAGGTAAAGCTGTCCTCGGCGGCAGCGGGCGCGGATTCCTGCGTGAACATGATTTCATCGCAGAAGCCAAGCTCCAAAGCCTTCTTGGCGTTCATCCACGTCTCGCCGTCCATGAGATGCGACAGCCGAGCGCGGGAAAGGCCGGTCTTGATCTCATAGGCGTTGATGATGGATTCCTTCACTTCATCCAGTAGCTGGATAGCCTTACGCATTTCTTCGCTGTCGCCCATGGCCACAGTCAGCGGGTTGTGAATCATCATGATAGACACCGGCGACATGAGAACCTTCGTGCCAGCCATGGCGATGACGGAAGCGGCGGAGGCCGCGATGCCGTCAATCTTGACCGTCACGTCGTTCTTGTAGTCCATGAGCATGTTGTAGATTTGCGCAGCGGCGACGCAATCGCCGCCCGGCGAGTTGATCCAGACGGTGATGGGGCCGTTACCGGCGAACAGTTCCTGCTTGAATGCGGCAGGCGTCACATCATCGTCGAACCAGCTTTCCTCGGCAATCGCGCCTTCCAGAAACAGAGTGCGGGCGTCGGGCGCAGTCTCATCCCGCGCCCAATTCCAGAACTTCTTCATTCGGGTTCCTCCTTTTTCGGTTGCTCTCCGGCAAACAAGCCAGCATCCGCCAGTTTGGTCATATTGCCGTTGATCAGGTAGAGATCGCCGCCCTGCTCGGCAGGGATGCGGTCAAGGGATTCGAGCTCGCGGATGTCGTTGGCGGACATCCAGCCATTCTGCCGGGCAACGGCATAACCGTTCATGCGGGACTGGTAATCACCACGCAGAAGGCCTTCCACATTGAACCGCGCAAAAAAGCGCCGCTTCTCAGAAGGGAGAAGAAGCGCTCGGTATATGGCCTGTTCCCAGCGGCTGATCCACGGGGACAAGGTATACTTGACGAATTCCAGCGACTGCTGCTCGATGTTGGAGAAGGACGATTTCTCAAGGTCGCCGATCATGTGCGGAGGCACACGGAAGATTCGGGCGATTTCGTCAATCTGG